GACATTAAAGTCATCCCAAAAAGTCTTCATGGAAGTTACGAACGAACTTCAAAAAATGAAAAGTGGAACAGAGAAAGCAGCAATCGCCAGTGATATTTTTGGCCGTCAAGCAGGAAATATGTTGCAAGCATTCGGAAACACGGAGGGATTACAAGACTTTGTCCATTTCACAGATAAATATGGGCTTGATACTGGCCCTGAAGCTTCCAAACAGGCTGCGGAGTTCCAACAAGCGATCGCAATGCTCGAAGTCGTGGTTGGAAAACTGGGCCAGACGTTATTTAATGTTTTCGGACAAGCAGGATTTATAACTATTTTGAAGAAAGCTGGTGGGGCTATGGTTGATCTCGGGGTCACCATTTCAGGTATCGTTGAATTCATCAAAGAATCATTTGAAAGGATGTCCCAATTTGGAGAAGAGGTCGCTATTCAGTGGGAGCTTGATTTCAATCGAGCAGCGATGCGAATCGCTGGAGCGATAAGCATGATTCCAGGTGTCGTAATTGACATTACGGATCAACAGAATTCATTCGATGAAGCAACAAAAAAGCTTGATGAATTCACAGAACGAAAAATTAACTTTCCGAGTATTTCTGAAGCTATTGAAAAAGCTTTGAATGATGGTTTTCGAGCACAAAAAGACTTTGAAAAGGGGTTTGATAATTTAATCGAAGGTATTGGACTAGCTAGAGAGAAAAGCTTGGAAGGTATTTTGGGCCAAGCATCTTCTGAATCGATCAAAATTGAACTTCCAACGGACAAAGATATTTCCGATGCGATCAACGTTGATTCTTTGATCAAAGAACTGGAACTTTTGGAATTTCAAATGTCCGGTGTGTTTAAAAGAATCAATCGTCAAATGAAAATAGGAATGATCACTGGGGCAACCGAAGGGATCACTGGGGCCGTTGCTGGTGGGCCGTCTGCAATAGTTGGGAGCATTGCTTCGGCAGCCGGACCGCATGGGGCTGCCGTTGGTGAAATCATTAATAATTTGGCTGCGATTGGTGAAAAGTCACCCGAAGAAATTCAACAAGAAATGGAAGTATTTACTCGAGCAGTGGCGAATGGGTTAGCAATGCTCCCAGAAATATTAATACAAGTCCTCCCTCCCATGCTTTTGCGCTTGTCCGCTGCAATTGTAAAAGCAATTTTTCAACTTCCAATATTAATTGGCGAAGCTATTTTGGAAGGTATCAAATCAATCGTCGTAGCAATAAAAGAATTCTTTGAAACTGGACGAGAGCGCAGACAAGAAAGGCGACAGGATAGACGAGAAAGCCGTCGTGAAAGCCGTCGTGAATGGTGGGATGATTTATTGTCGATGCGTTCTGGTGGAAAGTTTCTGTCAGGTCAAGGTGGATTACGATTTACTGGTTCCCAGTCTGGGCTTGCGATCTTGCATCCGGGAGAAACAGTCGTACCGCAATCGGGACAAATGTCGCAGACTGTTTCAAGATCTGTTCGTGAACAAATGGGAGGTGGGATTAATATTAATGTTAACGCAGATATTGTCGAGAGTAACGCAGTCGATGGACTTGTTAGGAAAATAGAAGAACGGTTCCGAACCTTTGGCAATAGTCGCTCACCCCTTTTTCAGAGTTAATTATGGGTAATCCAAAGTTCTATTTTTATCCTCAGCCCAGTGGGAATCATTTAGAGACAATTGATCTCGAAGAAGGTCTGGGAGAGCTTTCTTCGGATTGGGAAATACAAGCCAGGGATGGTGTTGGGCTTGACGGAGGCATGTTTCGATCCGTTGGACTACATAGACAAGTCATAACCATACAACGAGATAGAATGAAAGGAGGGGAAGAACTGGCCCATAAATTTGCGGCTCTTCAAAATCATTTGGATCGAGGCTATTCTGTTTCTTTTGCTGCGGATTCAGACAAAGCATGGTGCGCTCCGGTTACAAACATGATTACGGGTGGGGACACGACTGTAACCGTTGCAGGAAATCCTTTTCGATCATTTGTTGGAACCAATACACCATCGAACAATGATTATTTTTCGATTGAAACTGGTTCGCCTGGTGTTGTGTATGAAGTTAAAAAAAAATCATCAGGAACAATTTCAGCCTATTCCGGGGGGACGATAACATTTGATTCCGGAATATGTTTTTCAAGGGCTGAAAGAACATTTGTTCGCCATTACCGTTTCTGGCCCATTTTGAAGAGGGCTGAAGCTGATATAGGACAAAACATCGTGACAAATGAACATGGATTATTATGGTCTTTTGCTGTTCGTCTGGTGGTTGATAGCAGGTCGTTGTTTTATTGGTGGACATCTGGACAGCAGGAATTTAACTTCCCAGACCCTGCAGATACTGTCCCTGAATTGCTTGTCGAAAATGGTTATGATCGACCAGATTTTCCATCACGAAATGATTTCAATTACAGCAATGACGAATTAATTGATCGATATCCTTGGAATGATCCAAGCTGGGGCCAGTAATGACGTGGTCGAATTCATTTGTCACGAGATTAACGAATGCAAGTATTACACCATTATATCGACTGGAATTTTTAGGAACTGGGTCGCATGGATTTACTGGTTTTGGAAACATTAACTTTTCAAGCTGGAATGGGAAGTGTCGCATTGGTTCATCTGGACCAATAATTAATTCGGGAACAGTTATTCCCCAGCGTTGGAATATTTCACTGGGTGGTTTTTCAGTTCCAATTGTAGGGGATCTGCGAGAAGTTCTCCCATATATTCGAAGGGGTATGCTTGCAGAACTTCTCGTCGATATTGGAACAGGTTGGGAGAGGATCGCTTGTGGTGCATTGCGAAACATTTCTGGGATTTCACCGAACTATTCATTCCAGTTTTCAGATTTGATTTCTGCTTTCTCAAATACACAAGATTTGCGTGCTGATACGAATATCGGAATAACGCAGGGATCCGTGTTAAATTCAGTCGTTTTTAGAAATATGGGACAATATTCATTAACGACATCACCCTATGCCTCGCCTTTTCTAACTCAACTACAAGTCGACGAGTTAAAAATTTTCCAACAAGAATATTCCCTTGAACAGTTCGTTCGAGTCGTTGACAGTTCATCCGGTGCGACGTCTTATCTCGGATGGGATGCAAAATCGGCAGTGTCTGGGGCTGGTTATTTAAGCATTTCGAACACTGGTCAAGTGTATCCGAGCTTGACGACTCCGACAGTTCCTATTTCAACAGGGAGCAAGGTTTATTCTGGGGGTTATTTGCGTGGATTTCCTGGCGAAATACTGGGAAAACTTTTGCTGTCAACGGCTGCGGGAACAAATGGCCCTCTCGATGATTATCCGGAAGAATGGTCTTTGGGTGGTCTGTATGATCAAAGTTTATTCGATCATTTTGATGTGATTAATCAAAAATCAATTATCAAATGCGATAACCCAGCTAGCTACACGTATGAATGGATGTATCCAGTCGAAGAATCATGGACCGCAGGTTTGCGTTCATTAATTACAGTCGCCTCGAATACAGGGCAATGGCCCGTGTGGCGACAGGGGAAGTTAAGCTGGCGAGGATGTGTGGATCCCAGTGGGGCTTCGATGAGTTATCCTGTCTATAGTGTCATGTCGATTTCTGATTCGGATATTATCACTGTAGAATCCCATAGCTTTTTTAATCCTGATATTCCGAACATTTATTCAACGTCCCAAGTGATCCATACACGAACAAGTTCAACGAATGTTTTGTCTGTTTCAGATACTTCGAGAGTTAATGGAAAAATTACGAGTCTTCCGGCTGTGGGAAATATTCAAAGGGATAATTCAAAAATATATGCGGGTGATTTTTTAACTACCGCAGGAAAAAACCAAAGGGGTTCGTGTGCTCTTGGCGACTTGAAAAGAATGTTTATTTGGGATGGGAGAATATCTGAAAAGCTTGTCTTGCGTGTGTCTTTGCGTCTTTGTGTTCTTTGTCCAGGTGATATTATTACATTAAGTTCGAAGCATCTTTATGGATTAAATCAATCCATGAACGAAACATTTTCTGAGAAAAAGTGCATGGTTATTTCTGTGAGTTATTCTTTTTCTGAACGATTTTGTAAGTTGGGACTCGCGATTCCAACTTCTTTGGAAATGGGCCAATGAGAAAAATTAAACACAGACGAATTCCTGATATTTTGAACAAAGTTGAACGATTGAACTTCGTTGTATTTAAATCAGGAAAAAACTATGATTTAAATATTATCGGTGTCAGAAATCCAGAGAACACTCCCAATTCATTCGATGATCATATTCATGTTTGCTATCAATTGAATGGTGTTTGGTACGAGGAAATTTTTACCTGCACAACGGATCCTGGACAGTACTGGTTAAATAATCCAATGAAGGTATCTGGGACAGCCATATTGGTGTCCCCACAACAGTGCCGTAGTGCTTACACTATTGGATACCATCGAGGACAATACGAGGCTCTCGTACAGTCTGGGGCAAAAGTGAAATTATGGCGTGATAATAATCATGATTCGATTGTTGATTACGGTGAACCAGGTCAAGAAGAATCATCATTCTCTGGGATTAATATTCATCGAAGCAGTTCCACGAATGATTCCGCGGCTTTTGGGATCAATAAATGGTCCGCTGGGTGTCAGGTTATGAATAATCCCACAGATTTTCGACGTTTTATGGAACTTTGCAAGCTACAAATATCGCATACTGGATATAAGACTTTTACTTACACATTAATTGATGGGGATGAACCATGAATAACCGATTAAAAGTGCCGATTATTTCACTGATTAAGAAATTGATCCCAGTGATCAAAGAAATTGGAAATGATATTAATGAAGCTCGACAAAAAAATAGTCCAGGTGGAACAAAAGTAACGAAGGAAGAATTGCAAGATCTTCTCGTGGAACATTCATTCCATTTGGTTGAAATCGTCGCAGATGTCATCTTTGATGCGAACAAGTAATGGACTATGATCCGAAAAATACTTGGCCCATTATCAGGCTGGCGATGGAAATAGAAGAATCGAACACAACGCATTCGACTGCAATTATTCGAGCTTTGCTGTTTTCCTCTGTTCTCATTGCAAAAAACAGCGGAATCAATCATCAAGGGCTTTCTGTTCTATTGATGAAAATATGGAAAGAAGTATCGAAAAATTTGAATGATACGACCAATATTATTCCCGAAGCTTAACCCCTGACAACCCTGTCAGGACTACAGTTTTTTTTGTCAGGGGTGGGCTGACAGGGCTGTCATTAACCCCCTGACAACCCTGTCAGAGGAGGGCTGACAACCCTGTCCAGAAATTCTTCTATATTGCTGTCTATTCCATTACTTTGTGAGACTAAAAGAAAAAGAAAACAAAGAGAAAACAAAGTATAAAAGAAAGAAATAGATAATTATTTCATTGACAGTTTTTCCAAACACGCTACGATAAAATTACATAGTGGGTTGATAGTCGCTATTCTTTTGTTTTGGGGCTCCCAGTAATGGGGGCCTTTTTCATAGGTGAAACATGATTAGAACGAAATCAGACCTTAAAAGTACACCATTTCCAGCGACAATTACTGGTGTTTCTGCTTCATATAGTACTTCAAAGAAGATCGCTCTCGAAATAGATACTTTTCCACCAGATAGTTCGTTCATTGGGCATCTTTATGGGCTGATCGTTCGTGTTGATACCATGGCAAGTTCACCGACAAAAGTTTTTTACAAAATATGCTCCGATGCGGATGGTGATGAAATTATCATCCCAAACACAAGTGGAGATATCGACACAGGTATAACAACGAACACAAAAGGGGCCGTTGCATATCGAATCGACTTCACCCTAAAAGTTTCGAATTCCCGAACTGTTTATATTTTTTTCAAAACAGATACTGGGACTTTAAATGTATATGATGGCGAATTAACTTGGTTGCCCTAAATGCCCATAGCCGACACATTTGGAAGTGCTGGGGAGAATACGTCGAATTGGTATCGTCAAAATCTGACCGGACAGATTGACGGATCAAAAGTAACGTTCAACACAGAATATGAATGGAAAAGCAATTCTCTGTTCGTTTTCATAAACGGATTAATGTGTTTTTCAGGTATAAACTTAACGGAGGGAACAAAACAGTTCACTCTTGATGTAGTTTTGACATCAAACGACACACTTTTCGTTCAATACATAAGGGATTAATTTAATGGCTATACAAATTAATGGGAATCAGATTGTTGATAATGCAATTGTTTCCGCAAAAATCGCGAATACTGCGGTCACAGCAGCGAAGCTCGGTTCAGATCTTGCCGGATCAGGACTTTCCGGTGGGAATGGTTCAGCGCTTTCGATTGGAAGTGCAGCGGTCACAAATGCAATGCTTGCAGGATCAATTGCTGATTCAAAAATGGCGCAAATCACAACCGCAGACAAAGTCGCAGGATCCGCTCTTCAGCTAGCTGGGAGCGGTGGTCTGGAGAACTCTTCGGGGATTAAAATTTCAGATTCTGGCGTGACAAATGCAATGCTTGCAGGGTCTATTGCTTTCTCCAAGCTTGCAGACAGCACCAATATTTGTCGTCTTGATCAGGCTGAAACAATTGGTGCTGTTTGGTCTTATGGAAGTAACATTCCGACTGTTTCAGCGGATCCCAGTTCAGATAACCAGCTTGCTCGCAAAGCTTACGTGGATGCGGTCGCCCAAGGTCTTGATACAAAAGACAGTGTAAAAGCAGCAACGACAGCGAATATTACGTTAAGTGGGACGCAAACCATCGATGGTGTAAGTATTCTTGCCGATGATCGTGTTTTGGTTAAAAATCAATCGACTGGGACTGAAAATGGGATCTATGTTTGCGCTGGTGGTTCATGGTCCCGTGCTTCAGACTTTGCTTCGGGAACACAAGAAGCCGGTGCTTATTGCTGGGTCGAACAAGGAACTGTTAACGCAGATACTGCATGGGTTTGCACCAATAACAAGGGTTCGGACACTGTTGGAACGCATGCAATTACATTCGGTCTGTTTGCTCGTGCTGGTGAACTGGTCGCAGGTGATGGCCTGGACAAAAGTGGTGCGACCCTTTCTTTGGATCTTGCAGCGAATAAAGGTCTCGAAATTGTTTCGACTGAATTGGCCGTAAAAGTTAACGCAGCGACTGGGATTCAAGTGGATTCGAATGGTGTTGGTGTTAATCTTGCATCCGATGCTGGTATGGAATTCGACTCAAATCAGCTTCGTGCAAAGCTTGATGGAAGTTCGCTGGCCCGTGCTGCGGGAGGACTTTCTGTCGCTGATAATGGGGTTTCACTGGTTAAATGTAGCTGGCGAGCTTATCGTGATAGTGCCTCCGGCGATGGTTCAGCGACATTTTTTGACTTGTCACGAGCTATTTCCGCCAATTTCGCTGACGCTGTTCAGGTATACCGAAACGGTATTTTCCTTGACAAGTCCGGCTCTCCGTCTGATATGGACGAGTTTTCCGTCAGCGCCACCGGTGGGTCCGGTGGTGTTTGTCGTATCACTTTCGGTGCTGCGCCTGGAAATGGTGACAAAATCAGATTCATTTATCTCGCTTAGTCCCACCAAATAATCTTCTGAGAATGGTTGAATCGTCCTGATTTAACCATTCTTTTTTTTTTCTTTTGTCTCTTTTTTCAAAGTAGGGACAATCTTTTTTTTTGTGCCCAGATCGTTTCCATACTTTTCCTTTTGATTTTCGTGTTCCTTTAATAAACCAAAGGGGTTTCAACTTTTTATCACAAAATAACCAGTGGGTGAATGGATCTTGTTTGTAGTTTATACAGTCGGAACACCACTTCTCACGCTCGGCCATATTCATCCTCGATTCGAACGACATCATCAATTTGATTTGTTGATACTTCATACACCCAGCAATTCGTTAATGCTTGCATACGATGAATTGTTTTTTTTGGAATATCAAAAGACATTTCTTTTCGTAAAATGAAACGTTTTGTCCCTATCGTTAGCAACAATACGCCCTTTTCTACTCGGATACTTTCTGATTTTTCATTGTGAAATTGCAAAGATGTTTTTTTTCCTTCTTCGATAAAAAGCACTTTGCCCAAGTAATTGTCCGTTTTGGCCCAGATAATTTCATGGCCCCACGGTTTTTCAATTTTGATATCGTTTTCCATTTATAAATAATTCCTCGTCTTTTTTTAGACGTTCAAAAAAGAATTGAATGATTTTTGTTTCTTCTTCGGGTTTTGACTTGACCCAATAATATTCCGCAGAATTTTTCGTTTTGTTTTCTTCTTTGATTCGAATTTCGAGTTTAAACATCTAATCTCCCAACCGTAAAAAAATACCATAATTTCGCACAGTCTTTTGCATCCTGCAATGCACTATGGGTTTTGAAGACGTCCCACCCCAAATATTTTCGCAGATTATCGAGAGAGAAACTCTTGATTTTTGCTGGGTGTTCAGCCCATAAAAAGGTTGTCGCTAAATGTCGTGTATCCGAAAATCTATGAAAGATTGGCGATGGGAATGGTTGATTGTTCCTAGCTAGGAACTTTTCAATAAATTTGCGATCAAAATATGGGTTGTGCCCAACCCATAAAAACTCGCATGTGCAAAGAATCTGGGAAATCTTCTCCGCTGCAATTTCTGGGGCCATCGCATTCGACCAGCCCTTTTCGCTATATCCTGATATTTCAAGAGCCTTGGGCTGTGCTTTCACAAAATCATTCTTTGTAATCAGGATTTTTGTGTGGAATTTTTGTTCTATTTTTGTTTGATGTGGGATCGCTTCGAGTATTGCGATTTCTGTTATTGTGTGATGTTCACTCGACAAGCCCGTGGTTTCGATGTCAATGAACAAGATCTTTTTTTCCATGATTTCCTCCTGTTTTGTGTTACACAAATGTAATCAAACGGAGATGATATGGCGAACAAAAAATTGATATATGGTGTGATAACCATAGACATGCTCACGAGGCTTGCAGAGAAATCAGCTTCGAAAAGCGACATCCTGGTATATCTGGCCCTGATATGCTATGGAGGGAAGAATCGTAAGGCTTTTCCTGCTGTTTCAAGCTTGGTCGAAAAGACTAAACTGACGGAAAGAAGTGTAAGACGTTCACTATCCTTTTTAAGAAAAAAGGGGTTCGTGATGGCGATCCCGAAAGTAGGATCCGTCACTACATATCGAATATTGACTGAAGCCAGCCCAGCCACCCCTGAAGCTGTCGAGCCCAGCCCAGCTACCCCTGAAGCTGTCGAAGCCAGCCCAGCCATGCCTGAACCTATCGAGGATGATAGACCATTCATCTATATTCCACAGCCCCCAAGTGGTCCCAGACCACTGGAAATTGACAATAGAGACCCTTTTCTGATCAAGTTGGAAAAATGGAAAAGGGAAGCAGAGGAAGAATCGAAATGAAAGGACTACGAAAATTCCGAAACAGATACCGCATTCATCTTTCACTTTCAGAAGCAGAAGCAGAAATCTTCAAAAAATATTGTCTGAGTCAAGACAAATCAGTGAGCAAAATCGCCAGTGAATTGCTGGTGTCAGCTCTTAAAACCAAAACAAAAGGAAATGAACATGAAAAAAGAGAACAAGGAAAGACACTACCGAAAGTATAAAATTGGCGTAATCAAAGATATCATGGCGAACTGGGTCAATTATCAGGGCCATGTTTTCATAAATTCCAAACACAAACGAGCCTCGCTAAATGTGGAATTCGTAAAAAATACCACACGTTATTTCCCAGAAGAGTCTCGTATAATTTCCCATGTTTTTGGAACTTCAAACACAAAAGAGTATGGGACTCAGGTATATAAAGTCGAAGTATGGGTTTCTGACAACGAGCCATGGTGTTCGAAACCCACAATATTCTGGGATTGTCAATGCAGATTTTCCGACTACAACAAATTATCCGCATGCCATCATGTCATCGCTTTAATCAGACGATTTACTGGGAGAGTATAATGGATGAAGTTTCAGATAATGATGAAATACAGGTTTCAGATTTTGAAGACTTTATCTGGGAGCGTGACTGTTCCAGCAATCCAGATATTTTTGATGAATCTGATCATGATTTGGGGTCGCTTGGCCCAGATGATATTGATCGTGGTGAATGGTATTACACAATTCCATTCTAAATGTGTCGCAGAATGAAATAGGCCCTGCTGAAAAAAATCAGTAGGGCTATCTTTTTTTCTTTGACAATATGGATTCAAATAGATACTATGTATTTGTTCTCATGATGAGAACAGCAAAAACAAAACAAAACAAAAGGAAATCAAATGTTTTTTGAAAAAGAATATGGGGTTGAAAGGCTCCAGTATTCTAAGAAAATTGCAGAACTCGAAGACGAACTTCGCTCTGTAAAGGATACCCAATATCTGATTATGGTAGCGTCTCAGGGCGCTGAATATATCAGATACTGCCCAGAAATTGAAAAGGTATATACCTGGACGAAAGCTGACGGTATCCAAAGATATTGTTTAGTGACTGGAAATTTCTGTTCAAGTATACCTTTTGAAAATGGATGTGTGCACGAGTCGCATATAAGTGTCGTTGCACGGGTCTTTCGCACGATCATACAAGATGAGCAGGATCTCAAATATGGTGATCAACCCAAACACTGGGGAGCAAATCATGAGTAAAGGATTTTTCCCCTATGGACAAAGAGAACGTGTTGTCGTGAACATGCCAAAAAACACAGCACAAAAAATCAAAAATATCAGTCAAGAAACAGGGCTGTCTGTGTCTGCTTCAGTGGTTCGGGCCACTGAAGCTGGAACATCTGATATTTACTTTCTTTTCAATGGAAGCAGCCCAATCCATGGAACGACTGGGCAGGGAATGTCATTTAGCGAGGCACAAGAGAAGATGTCGGCTGCGACGAAAATAATCAAGATCAACCCTTATTCACGGACACTCGAAATCCTATGATGGAACTTTTAAAATCCTATGATGAAACACAATTGATTCATGCTTTGGCAAAAGCTTGGAACACTGATTTCGAAAATATTGTTGCCTGGTGGAATGAGGGTTCTGTGTTTGTTTTCACAAAAGAAAGCATCTATGATTTTTATCACGAAGCCGGATTTACAAATGCAGATAAGGCCCTCGAGGCTGACATCAATGATCAGACTGTGGTGAAAATCCGAGAATTGTTTTTTATGATTTAATCAATCTGATCAATCATTTCAGCCCCTATGATTTTTTCATGGGGGTTTTTTTGTGTTTGAAAAGCTTGTCCCTGACAGTACTTTTGTAGTCGTATCAATTTTAATTAAAGAAAAAACTTGTCAGCTTAGATTCTATTGGATACTATGTATTTGTTCTTATGATGAGAACAGCAAAAACAAAACAAAAGGAAAAATCAAAAATGACTATCAAAATTCCAACCATGCCCTTCGTGATTCCAGAGAGAATTACTTTTCAGTCCCTGCCCACCGTCGATGGTATTGGTGCTATGACCATTTCAGAAACTTCTGAAATGGTAAAAAGTATGATCTTCAGAGAAGATCGAGAAGATATTGTCTGCAATATTTCGGACCTTCACTTTTCTTTCAACAATCAAATTGCAACTATGAAGCAAAAAACTGGGAATTGCCCAATGCTTTTGACAAAGACGGCCTGGAATTCACTTGCGGGGAAGATTCTTCCCAGAAGTGGAAAAAACTTCGTCTTCGAGACCATGAAAAAAGACCATGATGGTCAAATGTTGGCTGGTGTGAATATGAATTTCTGGGCACTTGGAAATGAAACCCCAGTAAAATTGCGCACAAAATTGGCACGAGTCAAAGGAAAACATTTCCGCTTAGTCTATGGAGTTTTAAGCCCAAAATACACTGCATTTGACAACGTCGATTATTTGAACCTGCTCGCAAGCATCCCAGAAATCAAAAACCAGAAAGTTCTTTCCCTGAAAATCACAGATGATTTTTTCAGAATGCGGATATCGGATGAAAAAGTCCGAGAAGTTCATGTCCCAGTAAATATGCTCGAAGCATGGAACAGTGAATCAGGCAAATGCTCTGCTCGAATCCAGGCAGGGATATTTCGCTACATCTGCACAAATGGTATGGGAAGTTTTGACAAAAAATCCGAAAAGCGATTTAATCATGTTGGAAATCAGTGGAGAATAAAAACCGGAATACGAAGCAGCTTGCATGGAATGCACAATAAAGCATCCCACCTAAAAGCCCAATATCGTGCTGCACTTTCAGTCCGAATTCAGGAATTCGGTGAATGGTTTCGATCACTGTCATACATCAATAAGGATTTTTCTGAAAAACAAATCGAAACCTGTCTTGAGAAAACCAAAGACCCAACATCATCCCCACTGGGAACACTAGCTGGGCTGATTGATGGTTGCACTTTGGGCGCACAGAGTTTTGATATATTTGATCAACTTCGAATGGAAAAAACCGCAAGTCGAGTCATGGCTCAAGGGCTCAAAGAATTCGCCTAACCAAGAAGATTTTTTATCACCCGAAACATAGTGGCCCACTGTGTTTCGGGATTTTTATTGGTTTTTCTCAAAAATAATCGTTGCCAGCTTAGTATCTATTAGATACTATGTATTTGTATTCAAGATGAATACTCAAAACAAAAGGAAATCAAAATGAAAATCACTTTCAAGAAAACACACACTGAAACAGACTACAATCAATATGATATTTACGCTGACGGAAAAGAAGTTGGATATATGGTAGCTGATAAAGCAGAAAGTTTTGCTTTTGGTGGCATGAAGATTCAAGCTTATGATGTCACCCTTTATGATATTGAAGAGCAAAAAACTTTTGAAATTTCAGGTGAATATATCAGTCACAGTTTTAACGGTGGGTTGTATCGTGTGAAAGGGTATGAAACCATTCCTCTCGCAAAACGTTCTATCAAAGAATATGTCATCTCTTCTTTGACTCCGCAAGAAGTGGTCGAAGTACAAGAAGTGGTCGAAGTACAAGAAGTGGTCGAAGTTAGTCCAACTACCCCTGAAGCTGTCGAAGCCAGCCCAACCACCTCTGAAGATGAAGCATCACCCTACGCATCTTGCTTTATGCTTTATAATGCTTTCATGACAGACTTCGAAACTTTTACATTAGTAAATGCCGAACTTATGTTGGAACACAACGAACTCCAAAACGATATCCCAGAATTGCTCGAATATGAAACAGTCAAGCGTCAAATCACTGTCGAAAAGCAAAGACTGCACACAATAACCAAATTGCAAAAACACATGGCCCAGTGCATGGCCGCCATGCACGAAACCATGACGGAATATATGGATCTTACAGGAACTGATTTCCCATTTAAATCTGATATTCAAGATGTTAAAGAAGCTTGGGACCTTTCTGAGCAAAGGATTTTGAGATCTCAAGACATCAAAACCATGTGTGTCGAACTTTTGGCCCAGTGTGAAAACCAGCTTTCGATTCAAATCATGACAGAAATAATCGAAGGTATCTGAAAATAGATCTCAAAATAGACCCTGACAGCCCTGTCAGGGTCTATTGTTTTTTCTGTCAGCCCTCCCCTGACAAGCTTGTCACGCAACCCCTGACAAGCTTGTCAGAGGAGGGCTGACAGGTTTGTCTTGAAATATTTTGAAAATACAGAGGAACACAACACCATAGAAGCCCAAAACAAAGAGAAAAGAAAAAGAAAACAAAGTATAAAACAAAGAAATATATAAATAATGATAATTTTTTCTTTTATAAGAAACGAACACTGTGTTACACTCAGGGACCAGTTTTTATTCTTAACCAATACAAATAGACTCAAAACATCTTAAAAGCTTCAGGGGTGGAAATATGAGTGAATCCGCAGCAATATGGGTTGATATTTCAACTCTCGTCCCTTGGGATGAAAACCCCAGAATCAATCATGCAGTGATTTCGAAAGTCGCTGAATCAATTCGACGCTTCGGATTCGCATCACCAATCATAGCGCGAAAAGCTGACAACATGATAATCGCTGGGCATACTCGGTTCGCTGCTGCGCAGGAACTGGGCTTGGATCGGATCCCAGTTCGTTTTATGGACCTGGACCCAGCCGATGCGAAATTGCTTGCACTAGCTGACAACAAAATTGCAGAATTCGCCGATTGGGATCATGATGCGTTGAAAAATATTTTGAAAGAAGTTTCTGAAGATGATCTCCCAATTATTGGTTTTGATGACTTCACAAATGGAGATTTCTTCGACCTCGATTTTGATGAAAATCCCATGGGAGAAATCGAAGACAAAAGCCAAGAATCAACAAAAACCAGTGTCTATAAAATAGAAATTCCAAATGACTTCGAACAGATAATGGATTTCAAGCAAGCATTAACGAGCTTGGTTCAAAGATTTAATCTTCATTACTTCGTAAGTTAATGCAGATACTCTATACACCGATGTTTTCGAAGCTAAATATGAATTCAGATAGCAATTACGTGTTATTGAAGTTTTTTCTGAATGAATTGAAAATACAGCGACCCAATTGGCATGTTTTTGTCCCATGGCCCGATTCAGGGTCAACGAAATTCAAATATGATTGTGACGGAACATTTCTGCAAAAAAATGTAACAAGAATACCAAAAAGGTATTATCCAGGTCGCCATGTGGAAACGATGCTTTTTAATGCTTTTTACTGGCGAAAAATCATGAAAAGTATTCTGTTTCATGCTCATTGGTGTAACGACATCGAAAAAGTTTCTGCCTATAAAAGCTTGAATCAATCAACCAATGAAAGATTCAATTTTATCATAGGGCATCATCATTACATGATTCATCCGAGCACTGGGTATTCTTTGGCGAAAGATGAACCTGTTTTGTCTCGCCAGCTTGATGGGTGCATAACTTCAGACAAGATTATTTTTAATAGTCATCATTGTCGAAGCATGTTTTCCGATATGGCACGATTATATCTTTCAGAATCTATTCATCAGAAGATTCTGAAAAAATCAGAAATCATTCATTTGGGGCCAGTTCCAAAGAATCTGGCTAGTGTGAAAAAGAATGATCAATTAACGATTATCTATAACCATCGCTTGCAAGCATACAAAAATTGGCGCACAACCTTCGAGGTTTTGGATGATCTTTGGAAAGAAGGTTTTCGATTCAAAGTAATCGTAACCAATACAGAATCCAAAAATTTGATACACATTAAAAAATATCCATTTACTGAAATACAGCTTTGTTTGACGCATGATAAATACTTGGATGTGATCTCAAAAGGGCATATTAATGTTTTGAATTCAAAGCATGAAACATTCTGTATTTCAGCAGTGGAGTCGATGATGTTTGGGCAGTGCTTAGTCGCACCGAACAAAATTACATTCCCAGAAATTACCGGCATGAAAGATAACAATTACCCTTTTTTGTTTTCTTCAACGTCTGAACAAAAAAACCATTTGCGAACGTTAATGAAAAACCCGCATTTGATTGCTCAGTGGGGATCTATATTACAAAAATTTGTGATTAATAATTTCACTCAAAAAATTTGGGCCATGAAACACATTTCTGTTCTCGAAAATATGTATTCTGCGATCCATGATGTGGAAACGAACTCCGAAGCCCATTCTGCCTACGTGAAAACTTTGAACAGAAACCATCGTAAATCAGTGGATGTTTTTTTGAGGGATCTATACCGTCAGAAGTATTTTGGCGATCAATCGTGGCCACTTGACCGAATTCTAAAATATTTAATACAAAATAATTTCTCAATAGCAAACAAAAAAGGAAAACAATACCTGGTGAAAAATGGCGAGACCCTCTAAATTTACAATTCAAAGACGACAAAGAATTGTCCAAGCAATGAACCTTGGGTGCACTTACGAGCTTGCGGCGAGTTATGCCGGTATCCACGTATCAACGCTGTTTGGGTGGCTTGCAAAAGGCAGGGAAGGCATGGAAGGATTTTCGGAGTTTTTCGATGATGTTAAAAAAGCCGAAGCCCAGTGTGCGATGGGTGCACTTGGAATAGTCATCCAAGCAGCCCGTGGAACACCTGGAAACAATGATGGGGACTGGAAAGCGGCTGCATGGCTTCTTGAACGCAGACACCAATACGACAAAAAAGAACGACCTTCCATTGAAATCAATATCGAAGCAGACTCAATCCCAGCCGTTGAATTAATGGATAAGTTAATGGCGGATCAAGATCTGGTTTCTTTGATCCGTGGGCCAGTTATAGATCTCGATGAATGAACAAAAAATCCGAGAGCTTTTCAACACTGCAAAAGTGTTGAAAAGTATCTCGAAAGTTTATCCTTTATCCGTTTCGAAGCTATGGATCCCATACTGTCATCGGTTCGATGGATTGGGTGATAAGTCAAAACGGCCGAAGGGCTGCGGTGAACCGATGGTTCGAATTAACCATGGGGTTTTTCATTGCAAGAAATGCAATATCACTGAAAAGAGAACCTCCCAAAGGGAGGGCTGTTTATCACTGGGGCGCGAAGCCACGGCAATAATCGGTGGGAATCGTTCAGGAAAAAGTGAAGTCGGAGCCATGCTTGCGGTGTGCTTTGCTGCGGGGTCGAATGCAAAATTCGTTCAGGATTTTCTATCATTAAATAAACTTCCGCATTCTTTGATTCCAAAGAAACCAGGTGTCGTTTGGGCATCTTCTTTGTCATATGCTGACGGTCTTAATTACATTCGTCCCAAGCTGGATAAATATCTGCCACAGGGAACCCGAAAGATATTTTGGAACAGTCAAAACCAAGCAACCGCAATTCTCCCAAACGGAGGTCGTATTGTTAGCAAAAGTGCAGACTCCGGCGCATCAAAATACCAAGGGGCTTCGTGTACTTTTATTTGGCTTGATGAAGAGCACCCAGAAGATATTTTCGCAGAATGCTTGCTTCGAACAGTAGATACCAAAGGAAAAATACTTTTAACGTTAACTCCAGTTCGGGGTTTCAACTGGATTAATGATCTGTTCGTTACAGATCATCTCGATGGATATTCATACTACAAGTTGAATAGCTTAGATAATCCATGGATTTCATCTCGAAAAATACGACAAAGTGTTCAACACATGTCCGAAGAAAGCCAGCGAACAAGGCTGTTCGGTGAGTTCACACGACAGCAGGGATTAATTTATCCTGAGTTTTCAAAACAAAAACATATCATATCACCGTTTAAAATACCCGAAGACTGGCCCATATTCAGGGGGATCGACTTTGGTTGCCGTCATCCTTTTGTATGTTTATGGGTAGCACTTGGCCCAGATAAGACTTTATACGTGTTCCGAGAATATTTTCAGACCGAAAAAACTACTGTCGAGCATGGGCACATGATAAATAAACTTTCCATGAATGATCCTGCCCCTGAATGGACTGTCGCAGACCCTGAATCAAGGGATGGGAGAATGATTCTTGCCCGCACTTCAAATATTCCAACACGTCCAGCCCCCAAGCACTTAGGGGTTATCCATGGGATTAATGCTGTCAAAAACTGGCTTCATTTCGATGAGAATGGAAAACCACATCTTTTTGTTTTCGAGAACTGCATTAATTTAATACGTGAATTCCAGAAATATAAATGGGCCAAGAATATTGATTCCGACAAGCCCCACAAAAGTAATGATCACGGCATGGATTCTTTGCGGTATGTTATTATGCAATTGGATCGCTATCTTGCTTTGAACAGCTAAGGGGTTAACGATGGATATTTTCGCAGATCAACTTGTGCAGTACGGCCCACTGGGACTATTTTGTCTTTTTCTCGTAGTTCAATATTTCCAACAGTCTAAGAAAATCGATTCAATTCAAGAATCATTCCAAAACACACTCGAAAAGATTAATCAACAGCACAAAGACGAAGAAGAAAAAATTCGAAATAGATACTTGACTGTAATCGAAGAATATCGAGAACGAATGGACCAAATGAAGTCCGATTATGAAGCTGATAAATCTGATCTGAAGCATCAAATATCGAAATCGTTAACGGATATGGAAAAGCAATTGTCCCAGATAGCAACGACACTGTCCCAACTTCTCGACGCTACTCAAAAAATGCGACATGATCAGGCAATAAATGAAGCTCGACAAAGTCAGATCAAAAATGGGGTGTTCAAATGAAAGATAGCTTTTTTCAAAAGATTATTCGTGTTTTCTCCCCAGGATATGGAAAAGTAAAAGACAAGCCAAAACAATTAACGCATGGGGCGACATGGGATTCTCCCTATGGGGTGAGAAGAACATTCGATCCATTAAATGCTTTGTCGGCATTCGCTGGCCATGGATATACAAATGCGGCAGCATCACGAGCCTCAGAAGATCTTTCCGCACTTCCTTTGGTGTTTTCCATAGGAAAAGGAAAAAAAGAGCAGATTATTGATCGTGGACCTGTTCATGATTTATTCGAACAACCTTCATCAGATGTCGATGGATTTTCATTTAGAGAGCAGATCACCCTCGATCTGATTATGACAGGGAACTGTTATGTTCTTTGGCTCGGTGTTTCAAAACCTGTAAGTATCGTTCGTTTACACCCAGAAGAAGTAAAAGTCGAAACAGATAACAAGGGCTTGAAATATTACGAATGGAATTCAGGCGGAGAAATAACGAGATTTCCACCCGAAAGAATCATTCATGGAAAACAAGCTAGCTGGCAGAAAGGTCCCCAGTCTTTGTATGGAACAGGGGCCATCGAACCACTTTCCAGAGAAATTACCGCAGATATTAACGCACAAAAATTGGTGTCGGATGCCAGTGCAAAAGGCCGACCAGATGTTTTGTTGTATCCCAAAGACCCTGCGGATATTTGGAATTCAGAACGCAGACGACAAATCAGTTCACAGTACAGAGGACTCGCAAGCGAAGGTGGGGCGCTCGTTCTTTCTGGTCAAATAGAAATGCGTGAACTGAAGTTATCTCCGAGGGAGATGGAATTCGAAGCGGCGAGAGTTACAGCACGCCAGTCGATTTCTGCGGTCTTTGGTGTTCCCCCAAGTGTACTGGGGCTCCCAACCGCCAATTATGCAACGAGCCGACAGCAGGCGATTAACTATTGGCAAGTTCAACAAAAACGAGCGATTCGAATGAATCATTTATACACAAAAATCGGACGATTATTGGATCCCGAAATAAATGTTAAACATGATTTCAGCGAAATCGATGAATTGCAGGATGTAAGGTCAAAAAAGCTCGAAAGAATCAGTTTACATATCGCGCATGGGATGTCGGCTTCAGACGCATATGCCTATGAGGGCTTGAAAGATGCCCCATTGTCAATGAATAAACAAGAAGAACAGGAGCAAGAAGAAGAGTCGAAAATATTAAATGATTATGTTTATTATTTAACACTTACAAGATCAGTTCCGGATTTTCACAATCTCCCAGTATCATCTGAACCATACAACCCCACTGATCGAAAAAAAAGTGAAATTGAAGATGAAATCTTGGGCTTGAATGAAGATTGGGAGCGTTATAAAAAGGCCCACCTTTGGTTTGATAATGAAAATCAAAACACAAAGGCAGGTTATAAACTTCCAATCGCTCGAATGAATGATGGTGTATTAACTGTTTTTCGAGACAAGCTTGGCGATGCAATTGCTGCTTTGAATGGGGCTCGTGGTGGTGTTGATATTTCTGATGAAGACCGTCGACAAGCCTGGAATCTCGCTGCACAATATTATCAGAAATTTGAAGAAGAGCCGCCACCACTGAAAAAAAAAGTCGGTGATGAAAATCCAACCAACTTCCCGCAAGCTGGTGATGATTTAAAAGTTTCTTTGAGAAATAGTGAGCATCAAGTTTTTGATCTTAACTATGCTGAAAACATAAAAAAAAAATCATCCTGAAATATGGGAACTCGGTGGAAACATTCTTGGTGATAAACAATATCTGAGGCTTTCAAAAGTTCTCGAAAAAGGAAAAGTTGAAACTGAAACTGACGAGGAGGCGGTTCGTCTTCGTGAGGCTTGGGCCGCACGTCATAAAGACGATTATCGAATAGCTGGTGTCGTCGCACAAATGAAATGGCTCGTCATTGGTTCTCGTGGTGAATCATACATGAAAGAATTGATCCGAGAAAAGATAGAAAAGACCAAACAAGAATCAGATGATCGTGAAGAATATCGTACAGCTATGTGGAAAACATGGGTACAAAAAAACCATGGTCCAGGCGAACGAAAGATATACAAATCCATGGTTGATTATCTTGATGGGGCCAGAAAGCGATACAAAAAAAGAGCACGTCAATTAATCACTGAGAAATCATCTGGGGCGACGCATTTAAGGGCTGTTATTGACTGGAAAAAGTTAATGGCGGTTTTTGAAGAGGCGAAAATATTACAAGAAGAATTAAATAAAAGCTGGGGTGGTGTTTGGACCATTACAGGAAACAAAACACTGAAGCAGATATGGGCAGCAACGAACACCCAGCTTCCCCTACCGTTGGATTTTGCATACAGGGAGCCACCAGAGGGAGCTATCTCAAAATCAGTTAGTGAAATAGCAACGACCACTGGTGAAGATATTCGTAAAGTTATACAGAACAGCCTCGTCGCTGGGGATTCTGTTCCTGAAATAGCAAAAAAAATCGACAGCTTGTCAACGTTTAACCGCAAAAGAGCGACGTTAATTGCAAGAACGGAAGCGACAAGAGCAGTAAATGCGGCCACAAATGATGCGTATAACATGGCAGCGGAAACAGGATTAAAAGTTCGAAAAGAATGGTTATCATCAAGGGATAATAAGGTACGCCCCGAACATGCAATGCTCGATGGTCAAGTGGTAGACACTGGCGAAATGTTTTCAGTGGATCAATATTCCGCAGCATCACCGGGATTTTTCGATGATGCTGGTATGGATATCAACTGTCGCTGTACGATTATCCCAGTGTTGGATGATTAACTCTTGACAGTTCGACAAAATCAGGACAGTGTAAGTTATGATTTGTAAACTACTAAAAACCAGTTCGAAAACTGATGATGCAAAAGAAACTCTTTCTTTTGTAGCCAGCACAGCTTCCCCAGACCGATATGGCGATGTAATCGATCAAACCGGATGGGAACTGGATAGTTTTAATCGAAATCCTGTCGTTTTGTTAAATCATCGAGCCGATCAACTTCCAATCGGAAAAGGTATCGTAAAAAAAGAAGATGATAAACTTTTGATCGACGTTATTTTCGATAATGATCCAATATCAAAAGAAATTGAACGTAAAGCAAAAGCTGGGTTCATTCATGCAGTTTCCGTGGGATTTAATCCTATTCTGTCAAAAAATAGACGAGATCTCCCTCATGATCATTGGGCATATACAGAAAAATCCGGTATGTTTTTTCCAAAGGCCGAGCTTTTAGAGGTTTCGATCGTGACTATTCCCGCTAATCCTGATGCGACAGTGCTTAAATCACTTCCCATGCCATTTTGTTCATTTAGTCAAGGTATCGCAGTAAAAGTGTTAGAAACAGTGCAGGGAGAGCTTCTGAAAAGGCATATCACACAAATTGAAGAATCAGAAGAAGAATGGATCGTGCACTTTGCAAAAATTAAACCGTTGAAAGATCTTTTGGATTCTTTGATGGATAAAGAAGAAGAAGAGCAAGAAGAAGAGCAAGAAGAAGAGCAAGAAGACGACGAAGAATTGACTGAAGACTATTTCGTCGAAGAAGAATCAGAAGAAGATGAAGACGAAGAAAAGAATTTTAATAGACTACTGTTCCGAACTTTTGTTAACGAGGTTAAATAATGGACGTTAAAAAACAAGAAAAAGCCGTACAGATGATTGCAGATATTCGCAAGCATCAACAAAATTCGACAGAACGAGTATCAGATTTGACAAGTCAAGTTAAAGATCTGAAACATGCTCTTCGATTGATGCAAGAAAATTCGCTTGTTTCTGAAACCACCGTACTGTCGGGTGGTGAATCAAAATTGAATCGCTACGTTTCCAAAAGTGGTTCCATTCAATGGAAAACAGAACAGAAAAACCTTCAGACTCCCGAAGGTGTTGTCAAAGTTGATCAGTATGGGATTCTTGATGATCCCAACCCATCGTGTTCATGGCAAAAAGAACTGCAAAAAATCGCCAGCGATCGTTCATTGGTTCGAATGTTTATGCTCGATCCCCACACCCCACAACTTGACACAAAGCTTTTCCATCATCTGAAAAAAGCACCCAAAAACATCGTTCCTTCCATTCAGAAAGTGTTCAATGATACAAGTGGAAATGGGGCAGAATGGATCCCTGACGAGTTTCAGCCGGATCTATACAAGACTTTTCAAGTGGAAAGAACACTGGCATCGAATCTTGCGAAAGTCCAGGTTAATCGAAATACTGTTTTGGTCCCAAGAATGGATCGTGGTGGCCGTCCATACAAAAAAGGTATGCTTACAAGTGATGATCAAAAATATACGACTAGCACTGTTTCCACAGCGCAAGCATCCCTGTCGATCACTGGCATGGCTTGTCGTTATTTGATTGATGATGCCGCAGCCGAAGATTCAGGGATTGCACTATTGCCAACCCTTCAACGTCAGATTGCGATGGATCTTCAAGATGCTTTCGAAGATTGCATGATTAATGGTGACACCGCTGGAACTCATCAAGATACGATTTCAGCTTGGAACATTCGTTCTCGTTGGGGTGCAAGTGGGCTCGGTGGGACATCTGATCACAGACGATGTTTCTTGGGCTTGCGTGCAGCTAGCTATGATAAATCCACGACAGACGATCATGGGGCAGCATTGACCTATGATGACTTCTTGGCAAACGTTTATAAAATGGCCGAACTCGGTGTTCAGGATGTTATGTGCGTTGTTAGTCCCGAAGTTTTGATTAAATATTTGCTTCCCATGGATGAAATTGCGACCCTCGATAAAGTTGGACCCCAAGCAACAGTTTTGACTGGTCAAGTGGCCCAAATTGCAGGGATTCCAATTATCGTGTCTCGTTTCATTGGAAATGATATGCAAAATACTGGTCTTTTCACTGGTGGTGGTGGTGGCCTTTCTGGAATGATTCTTTTCAATAAATCATCCTGGAATATTTATGAGCGAAAAGGTATTCTGCTAGAAAGCGATAAGAATATCGGCCAGGGAGCGATCGAGCTTGTCGCAACTTATCGTGGTATCATGGCAAGTGCAGACGCAGCAGCGACTAAAAATGTTTCGTATGGTTTCAACCTGTAAAGGAGTTCTCGAATGTTTTCTGTTATTATTAACGTTGCAAGTGCAGCGGGAACCGATGTTCTGCACTACGTCCCAATGGGTCAGCAGGCGGAATTGAAGAGTGTTAAATTAATTCCTGCTGTGACGAGTGCAGCCGATGGAACCCATTATTACACGCTTAATGTGTATGGGAATGACGGAGCGACTGCCGTTGCCTCTCGTGCTACAAATGCCACTGCGTTAACTGCTGGGACTTTGTATGAATTGAGTCTTTCCAACACCGATAAATGTGTTTTCAGTGGATCACAATTTGTAAAAGTAAGCACTACAAAAGCAAGCAGCGGAAAAGTAAAAGATTTCCAATTGCTTTTGACTTTCGCCCCTGCTCGGACTTATTAGGGACATGTCGTGCCACTGGTATCTGCGTCTGTATTAAAAGAATATCTACCTGAAATATCAGGAACGGATGCCGATTCCCAGTTGACTTCTTTGATCCAAAGAATGGAATCATTTATTGCTCGTTTCCTGGGTTTTCCAATACAGGATTCGGGCAATTTTCCGGTTTTGGACTCAGGAACATACACACTGTATCTTGATGGCCCCGCAGAATGGTCCGTGCTCGTTTTGCAATTGCCTATTAACCCAGTGACGGCTGTGTCGAAGGTCTATAGTGATCCCGATAGAGTCTATGGGTCTGACACTGAAATATCATCTTCAGATTGGGATCTTGACAGCAGAAATTCTCGAATCATATTAAAATCGACCAGTGGCGAAGCATATGACTATGGATTTCGAGCATTAAAAATCGTTTGCACTGCCGGATATTCGACTTCAAATCCACCCGCAGATCTTGTTCATGCTATTTGTGTACTTTGTACTCAAAACTGGAGAAATAAAAATAATTTCAGTCGTGATTCTATCACTCAACGAGGATCTACGATTAAATTAAGTCCCAAACAAATGCCTTTGGAAGTTAGGGAGATTTTGTATCCGCTTCGTTCTACTTCGCTGCTTTTGTGAGTATTAAATGCCTCAATCATTCGAAGAGTTAAATAAAAAATTAACTCGTCAACAAAAAAGAATGAATACTGAATTCGCCAATAAGGCCCAAATAATCGCATTCAAAATTGAACGTCAAGCAAAAATAAATGCGACCACTTATCCCAGGGTTGTAACTGGACGATTGCGAAGTTCCATTCAGGGTCTAAGTAGATTAACGAATGAAGGTCCCGAAGTAATTATTCAAGCTGGTGGAAAAAATGAAGTTAATTACGCTCGTTATGTTGAATTTGGGACTCAAAGAATCAAGCCTCGACTGTTTATTGGAAAAGCTGTCGGAACTGTCAAAGCAACGCTTCGAACACAGTTAAGAAACGTTTTGAAAACTGTTTTGACGGAGTAAAATATGCCCACGGATCCAGTTTTTGTAAAAGCTTGGAAAGCGATAGCAACCATTATCGCCAGTGATTATTCTTCGGGATACTCTGGGTTGAATATGTCGAATCGTGTTATTCGTGGTGCTTTGCCTGAATCTCCCATGGTCCCATATGCGTCTGTTTTTTTAGTTGATAGCCTGGAAGAAACTGGGCCAGTTTTAACAAGATATTCGGGAAATATGGTTTTCGAGATATATGCTTTTGCCGGTGGCGGAACCTTGATCCAAAGAATGGATCGTGCACTACAATTGGGAGCAGATATTATAAATTCTTTGACTTCTGACAGGTCTTTGGGGCTTGCAGGACAAACAGACGATATACTCTGTTCTATTTCTGCTCTTGATGGTGATCGTTTTGGAATCCCAGGTGCTGGGGTGGCCTTTATTCAGGCTACAGTAACGTTCCAGTCGGATAGGGGTGTTTGATGTCGTGGTATGATAGCAATTGGAAAGAACGAGTCCCTGTTTCAATAGATATTACGGGTGGGGGTGGAACTTCTGGGACTTATGACGTTGAATTAACAGTTCCCAAAGACTGGGACCGATTCTGGGATAATATTCGATCCGATGCCTTTGATGCTATTTTGGTTAGTGCAGACAACCAATTATTAACTTTTAAAAGATCTTCGTTTACGTATTCAACGAGAGTTTTGTCCCTTGCGATTGATAATTTAGCAGTTGATAACAATGATGCGATACATTTGGTGTGGTTGTATTTCAATAATTCATCAGCGACTGATTTAACATCGAGCTTTACACCATCAACCCCGAAGCAAGGATTAATCTTTTTGGGAACACCGAATGGTCGTATTGTTTCAGGTGAACGAAGCAATGCTTCCCCAACGTCAGCACCGCAAACAACTTTCCAGAAAACCACTGATGAAAAAGTATACATTTGGTTTCAAATTTCACCATCATTTTCGGGCCGTGTTAATCCATACAACAAAAAAATGTTTCTCGAAGGATTAAGGTATATACAGGGAGAAGTGTTTGGTGTGTCAGGGTCATCGTCCACACTGGTTTGCGATGAAACGAAAACCAAGTTCATCGAAGGTTGGGTGGGGCTTTTTGTTCACACTGGAACCGTTGACACGAATTACACTGTCGCATGTAAAATATTCACCACACTCGACCAAGTTTTGTCGTTAAGATGTGGGTTAGAAGTTCGCAACAAAATACCAGTATAGGGGGAAAAAATGCCGGCTAGCTACTTAGGACGAGGATCATTTATATACATGGGCCAAGAAAGCAATTGGGGCGTCGCTGCGGGGTCACAAACGGTCTATAATCGTGTGATGAGTATAGACATGTCGAGAACCATTGAACGAGAGCAACGAACGCATTTAACGACTTCAAACGCTGCGTTCTCTTTTGGTTCATTTGATGCTTTTGAAATTGCTGGTGGAAGTATAACTGTTCCCGTTCAATATGATGGAACTGGTATTCTAATTTATAACGCTTTGGGAGCAACACCCACGACCACAGGGTCAGACCCATATATTCATACCTATACTCCCAGCACTGAAGCTCGATTTCTGACTATACAGTGTCAACGAGGCAGTGGGACCATGGAAGCATTTTTGGGTTGTATGGTTTCAACCATGAACATATCAATCGAATCTGGGCAACAAATGGAAGCAGAATTCGAATTCATTGCCAAAACATCAAACAACCGAACATCTGCGATCACTTCTCCGAACTTCGGAAGTGGTCTCCCTGTTAATCATTATGAATCAGGAACACTATCATTCGACAGTCAAACGTATAGTGTTCGATCCATTTCCCTGAATCTTGACAATAAACTTGAAAGACGCAATCTTCTTGGATCAAAACAAACAGCCCAGCCAGCAATAACTGATATTCGAGAAATCACACTCGATGTCGTTGCTGATTGGGAGGATGATAATCTATACAACGCCCAATATCTGGGAACCGCTGGTGACGTTGTGATAACATTTACAAACAGTGCTGGTCATTATTTCAAGATCACATTAAATGAAGCGCAGTTAACCAGCTACGAAGATAATGTTGATTCCGTCGGCAGAATTGAACGAAGTTTCACTTTTCAAGGTTTTGCGACCAGTGGTGGGAATGCTGCTTTCGAAATTGAAATCAAAAACACGAGCATTAGTGCTGTGGCGAATGGTTAATCTTTTCTTGTGTGTTACAGGTCTTTTGTAACACACAAGAAAGGGATTTCTATGAACAAAGAAATATTAAAAAGAATCGCGTCGCAAAGTCGTTTTGTGGTTCAGTGTTTTGGTGGGGAAGTATGGTTGGAAGGTCGGATTCTATCACCGACTGAGGCTGAAAGCGCTGGTCTTCTTCAGTATCTGATAGCAAGTCAAATAACATCGCAAAAGTCAATGGAACATTTGTCGAAGTTAAAAAATCAAGCTGAAAAAGTATCTGAAGAAGAAGATATTTCTGGGCTTGCTTCATTGATCGAAGATGCAAGAAAAATGGGATTTCGACCCGAGGCTCTCGGTAAATTTCATCACCATCAAGACAAGATTATCTCCCAATGTATTCGAAGGTGTTCGACAGACTCAGGGAACACTTGGGAGAATATCCAGATAGTCGTGTCAGAAGATCAACAGAATGCGTCTCAGAATAGATTGTGGGTTGGTTTATTATCAAATGCTGATCGAGATATGATTATCAACCATGCCATGAAAGGACACAGGGAGGCCGAAGAACGGATTGCCGGGTTTTTCGGACGAAAATGAAGACCTTTTGCATTTATACGACATAGCAGCGAAAACCTATGGGTGTTTGCCGTCAGATATTGCGAAGCTTGACTGGAAGGATTTACTTTTAACTGTTCAGTGTCTTCGTATGAGATCTCAAAGAATAACAGCGATCATTCGGAAAAACCGTTACAAAAAAGGTATGGTATTTCCGAACCTGTCTATTTCTGATCTGGGTGATTTGTTGTGAGGATATAAAAGTGGCCGATAATGTCGTACAGTATATCGTTAATTTGGTGACATCCCAAGCTGATAAAAATCTTCGAAGCTTTACAAAGCAAACACAAAAGGCTGGCGAAGCTTTAAAAGACTTCGCCAAGCCCACCAAAGAATCCACACAAGAAACACAGAAATATAGCAATAATCTGAAAAAAGCGAAAAAATCAAGTGATACGTTCAAAGCTTCGACGCTCATGGCGGCGGATTCTTTGTTAAACTTGAAAGATCGTTTTGTCAGCACCATTAAGTCCGTTGTGGGTTTGGCCCAAGCCCAAGCGGATTTAATTAATGATTTGAATGATCTTTCGACTCGAAGTGGTATTTCTGCAAAGTCTATTCAGGGACTACAATTGGCATTTAGAGCGTCAGGGCAAGATGCTGGGCAGGTTAAACAATTGCTCGATAAGATGCCAGTAACGATGTCAGCCTTGGCGAATGGAACAGGGGCAGCAACGAAAGCATTTAACAAGCTTGGACTTTCAGCTTTTGAAACTGATGGGACATTAAAGTCATCCCAAAAAGTCTTCATGGAAGTTACGAACGAACTTCAAAAAATGAAAAGTGGAACAGAGAAAGCAGCAATCGCCAGTGATATTTTTGGCCGTCAAGCAGGAAATA